GATGGCCTGCTGGTAGCTGATGCCCAGCGCCTCGAGGCGGGCCATGCGGTAGGCCCAGCGCAGNTCGGNNTCGGTGGCGGGGGTGCGGGTGGCGGGCATGGGGCCTCCTCAGCGTTCGCGCTTGAACACCCAGCACCGCACGGTGCTGGGCCGCTTGTCGTCGGGGTTGGGGCAGCGGGCGTTGTGGCGGCCGTTGACCGCGCTGTTCACCGGGCAGTTGGCCTCGACGAACTTGGGGTTGCGGCTGGCCTTGAGCAGGCGCTTCAGGTCGGCCAGCAGCGGCACCTGCTGGCGGCGATCCGCGGCTACCTGCATGAAGTGGTTCAGGTTCACCGCGATGTAGGCGGGGTCGCGGCTGTGGTTCAGGCGGGATTCGCCCTCCGGGTTTCCGTCCAGGTCCTCGCCGGTGCCGTCGAGGAATTCGAACGCCTCCCAGAAGGCCTCGACGATGGGGTGGTCCTTCTGCAGATCCTGCTCGCGCTCTTTTGCCAGCTCCACCAGCAGCGCCTTGGCCTCGGCCTGCTGGGTGGGGGTGATCGGGCAGGCCATGGAGAGCGCATCGACGAACACCATCAGCTGCGCGTGGTTCTTCTGGATGCGCTGGTTCTTGCTTCCGGCGGCCTGGATCTGGCGTTCGTAGTCGCGCTGGCGCTCCTCGAGCAGCGCCATCACCGCCGCCTCCTTGGTGATGGCGCGCAGCAGAAAGGCGCTCATGTCGCGTGCGCTGAGCCGCCCCAGCTCCAGCGCCGCCTCGCGCCCAGCTTCAGACTGCCGGCTCTTGTCGAAGTACAGGTGCACGATCCGCTCCATGATCGGGAGCGATGCCTGCACCGGGGCGTTCTGGCTGATTACCAGCGAGCCGCGAAACTGCGGGTCATACGTGTCGTTGCCGGACGATTTCACGCCCGTGGTGCGCAGGCTGCCGCCGTTGTAGAGGCTCTTCAGGCTGTCCCAGTGGAAGGCCTGCTTCACCCGCCCGCGGCTGCCGTCGGCTTCGTCTTCGCGGTCGGATTCGATCAGCACCACCGGCAGGTTGCTCACCTGCGCCATGGTGCGCATGAAGCCCACGGTGGAGCCCTTCATCGGGTCGAAGCCCTCATAGCCGGCGCGGCCCAGCAGCTTCCACAGCGCTTCCAGCAGCGTGGTTTTGCCGGCGCCCGGCTCACCCACGATCTCGACAAAGGGGAAGCTCTCGAAGCGGTGGCGGATCTGCTCCGCGAACAGGCTGCCGAACCACGCCGCCAGGGCGATCAGGCCGCGCGGGCCGAAGCACAGATGCAACTTGTCGTACCAGCCGCAGTCCGGCGCCTTCGGGTCGGTGTTGATGTCCAGCTTCAGCGATCGGGAGAGGCTCTTGATGGCCAGCTTGCCGAGATCGAAGTAGTCCTCGTCGTTGATCTCCACCGCCTTGTCGCCCTGCACGGCCACGTCGTTGAACACGTAGCAACAGCGCTTGGGATCGTCCTTGTCGTGGCGATAGCCGATGTAGTCGATCGTTTCGACCGTCTTGATGTTGTAGGTCCAGCGATCGAGCAGAACATCGAGCTGCCCGGCTGTTCCAGACCAGATTGCCCCAGGGTGATGCAGCAAGCGCTTCTTGAACTCGGCGGGCGCCGCCAGTTGGCCGGCAGTGAAGGTGTTCTTCACGGAAGCGCCGTCATGCGGGAAATCGATGCGGAAGTAGTACCAGGCCTCGTCTGTGATCAGGTTCCCGAGGTGGTACAGCGGAACAGGCAGGCAATTGCAGATCTGCGTAACCGTATTGCTCTGCATCAGCGCCTGCTCGAGCGCTTTGTCCTGCCCAAGCTCTGGGTGCGCCTTCTCGATGCTTTCCTGCACCTTCGTGAGCTTGTCCAGATCGACCTTCCACCAGTACAGCCGGCGGTCGTGGTCAAACGGGAAGCTACTCCAGCCGTGCCGGCTGTAGATCAGGTTCGCCTTCTCCGCCGGGGTGCTTGCCAGCAGCAGCGCGCCGAAGTAGCGGTACTCTTCGAGATGCTTCGGGCTCAGCCCGAGTCGCGGCCCTTTATCGCTGTCCAGCGCGGGCGCACGGCCGATCTGGTGCAGCTCGTTCCAGTCGTACTTCCTGCGGCCCTTGGGCGGCTGCGCGGCGGTGGCCTCCCAGCCCTGCTCAATCGCCCGCTTCACGAACTTCTTGGTGAAGCCCTCGCCGGCCGCGCCGGTGTCGTAGGCAAACACCAGGCGCGGCCGCCCCAGGGGGATCTGCTCGCCCAGGGCGGCCAGCGCGGCCTCCGGGTAGTTGTTGCAGCTGAGCGTGGACACCGCGGGGATGCCGTTGAGGATCAGCGCGATCGCGTCGAAGATGCCCTCGGTAATCCACAGCTCCTCCACGCCGGCGAAGGTCTGCCCGGGCGCCTGCCACCACGCGCCCTGGTAGCTGCCGCGGAAGGTGGCCTTGCGCTTGCCGAAGCGCTGCGGGCGGTCGATCAGCCGCTCCCAGTAGCCGATGCCGGGCAGCGCAAAGCGCACCGTGGCGCTGCCCAGCTGCAGCTCCGGGTTCCAGTAGTTGTCCTGGCTGTACCAGCCGCGCACCTTCTCAAGGTCGAAGCCGCGGTTGTCCCGCATGTAGGCGTCGGCGGCGGCGTTGGGGTTTTCCGGCGTGGCCGGGTGGCGCTCGCTCCAGGCCTCGAACAGGTCCGCGTACAGATCCTTCACGTGCTCCTCGTGGCCGCACTTCTGCAGCCGGCCGCAGCGCAGCACCCAGGGGGCATCCGCCTTGGTGTAGAGCTCCTTCTTGCCGCAGCTCGGGCACACGCCCTTGCGCAGCCAGCCCTTCTCCTCCTTGAACTGGAAGTCGCGGTCGAGGCGGGCGGTAATGTCGGCGTGCAAGCGTGGATTCATGGGAGTCTTGGCAAATGCGCAGGCAAAAAAAGTCCCTCACGCCCGAAAACGGGCATGACGGAGGGTTGCTGGTTGTGGAGTGGAGCGCTACGCGGCGCGCGCGTCAGCCGGTGTTGGCGAACATGTCCATCTGCGGCCTGCGGGCGATCTCTTCAGCGGCAAACTGCTCCACCGCGTCGCGGTAGTCCATGCGGGGCAGGCTCACCTTGGGGTTGGGCATCAGGCTGGGGGAGGCCTCCGCGTCCCAGCTCACATGGGCCTTGCCCTTGAAGCCGCAGCTCGGGCAGATCGCCCAGGCCTCGCGGTAGGTTTCCACCACCTGGCGGCTGGTGCGGATGATGGCCGGCTGCTTGCAGTGCGGGCAGGCCAGGCGGATGCCGTGGCTGTAGCGGTTGGCCTGTATGGCCGGCTGCTGGTCGTCTTCGGCGGGGATGGGGGTGGTCATGGCCTCAAGCCTCCCGCGCAATGCCGCGTTCCGCCGCCCAGATCATGGTGCGGTACACGTCCACATGAACCGATCCGCCCGCCATGTAGGTCGGGGCATCAATGCAGCCCAGCGTGGCCTGCTCGCAGTAGCCGCGGGGGTCGAAGTCGCGGCGGATGCCAAATGCGTCCTGGAACCCGGTGTGGCGCGAGAACATGCGGGTGGGCTTGGCCATGCTCACGCCCTCCCGCACTCGCCCATGCCCTGGCGGGCGCACTCGCAGTGCATGCCCACCTCGCCCAGGGTGCTGATCGCATCCAGGTACCGCCGCGTCACCAGCACATAGCCCACGGCATTGACCAGGGCATCGAGCTTGTCGATGACGATGCCCTGCCCACCGGACAGGAAGCGGCTCACCTGGCTGTCGTCCCAGCCCACGGCGGCCTGCACATCGTGCCGCGCCGGGCCGTTGAGCGCGGCGCGCAGGGCGTGTTCGATGCGGGGCAGTGGCTTGCTCATGGGGCGGGCCTCCTCAATTGCACTCAACAGGCGCTGAGTGATGCTGCGGGGCGGGTTGGGCAGACTGGCCCATGTCGGCAAGGCGCTCGGCCACCAGCTTGGTGACCATGGCCGACGCGGTGCGCATCTGCTCGGACGCCATCAGTTCCACCTGGGCCAGCAGCTCGGGAGGCATGGCCACGCGCAGGCGCTTGGCGGCAACACCGTTCGGCACACGCTGACGCGGAATGGACTTCACGGTGGGGGACGCGCTTGTCATGGTTATAATCAGAGGGACACAAGAGGACACAACGGAATTATTTACACGAACGTGCAAAACGTCAACGGAATTTTCAATGATTGAGCAAATTGCAGCGCGAATCCGTGAAGAACGGAAGCGCCTGTTGTTTGCCACGCAGGCGCAGCTGGCCGAACAACTTGGGGTTTCTCCGGGATCCGTACACAACTACGAATCCGGGAAGCGCTCGCCAGATGCCGAGTTTCTCGCGGCTTTCGCCTCGGCCGGCGCGGACGTGCTCTACATCCTCACCGGACAACGCACGGTCGGGGTGCTGGCTCCGGACGAGGCCGCGCTGCTCGACAACTACCGCCACACTCAGGAGGCCGGAAAGGAGGCTCTGCGAACCACCAGCGCGGCCCTGGCGCGGTACGACGGCCCGGAGCGAAAGTCCAGGTGACTTACCAGGACTGGTGGTTGAGCCCGGACGACGAGGCCGTCGACCTCGACTGCATTCCGGCGAGGCTTGGGGCTCGGATTCGGCAAGAACGGATCAAGCGCGGCCTCGACAAGAAGGCTTTCGCGCAGGCGATTGGGGTCAGTGAGCGGCGCCTCAGAGCAATCGAAAACGATGCAGGGAAGCCGCTGACCGCCGTTCAGCTGGCTGCGATGGCAGTCGCAGGGCTGGACGTGCCCTATGTCCTCACGGGGACGAAATCAGCCCAGCTCAAACCAGAAGAGGCGGCGATAGTCGACAACTACCGGAATTCAACCCCAGCAGGTCAAGCCAGCTTACGGGAGGTTGGCACTGCGTTTGCGCAACAAGCCGAGGGTATGAAGAAAGCCATGGAAGGCAACGGAAAATGAAGACTGCACCGCGCGCCATGCTGGTGGCCTGCGCCGCCGCCCGAGCGTTGTCAGGCGGGGGCAAAAGGGGAGAATTGCGACGAGGACTACGCCTCTCTGGGAAAGCTGGCGAAGTACTTTCCTGCAATTGCAACTATAATTTAGTTGCTCAATACAAGTCTTGACTTCATAATCTCGTGTCTAAGAAAAAGAAACTACTTGACAAGCTTCGCAGGACGCCGATTCCGACGGATTTCCCTTGGGACGACTTGGTGACCCTGATGGAGCAAGCTGGCTTCGATGTGGAGTGTGATGGCGGTTCGCATCACATGTTCGAGCACCGGGAGACGGGTTTTCGTTTCTCCATGTCGAAGACGCATCCGAGTGGTGAACTAAAGCGCTACCAGGTGAAGAACGCGATCGCTGCCCTCACCAAGGTCCGCGCAATTTCGGAGGATGAATGATGGCTACGAACCTTTTGTCATACCGTGGGTTCAACGGGTCGGTCGACTACAGCCTGGAAGATGAGTGCCTCCATGGGAAGATCCTGTTCATCGAAGATCTGATCACCTATGAGGGCGAGTCGGTGCCGGAGATCAAGGTAGCGTTCGAGGCTGCGGTGGATCGCTACCTCGCCTACTGCGAGAAGACCGGCAAGCCCGCAAACAAGCCGTACAGCGGCTCATTCAATGTGCGTATCGGGCCTGAGCTGCATCGTGAAGCGGTGGTTGCAGCCACCAAACAGGGGAAAACCCTCAACGACTTCATTTGTCATGCCTTGCGTTCGTACTTCGAGCACCCGAATGGTGTGGTCGAGCATAACCACAACGTCACCGTGACGCTTCGTGGTGCTGAGGTAATCAGCCAATGGGCATCGGGAGTCGAAACGAGCAACTGGAGGGGGACTCATGACCCGGCCCGCGCCCACTGAACCGATGACGATGCGTGAACTCACGACGGTGTTGATCAAGCACCACGGTTTTCACGAGGGACTGTACGAGACCGCGCTTGAGTTCAAGTTCGCACTGGGGCAGGTCGGCCCGACTCATGACGACCTATTGCCGGGGGCAATGATCGGCGTCTCGCGAATCGGACTAGTGCCCGCTGAAAATCCGGGCCCGGCGGTAGTAGATGCTGCCGAGGTCAACCCAGCGAAGAAGCCGACAAAGAGATCATCAGCGAAGTGATCTTTCGACGAGCAGGTACCAGGAAAGCCCGGCTAATGCCGGGCTTTGTGTTTTCCGTCTACCGAACCACCACCTGCCCCGCCTCCCCCAGCCCCGGAATCACATACGGGTCGAACTGGATCACCTCTTCCCCCAGCCATTCGTTGACCTCGCGGAACCGCGCCTGTAGCGGCCCGATCTCGTTGTAGGCCATCACCGCGGCGGCCTTGCCGGCGTCGCCGAAGCCGCCCACGTTGCCGGGCACCACGCCCAGCAGCTGGGGCGGCACGCGGTGGGCGGCGAGCTGGTCGTCGCGGGTGGTTTCCTTGATCTTCCAGAACTCGTCCTTCGCGGCCACCTCGGCCACCGGGATGATCTGGATGCCGTCCTTCTTGCCGTTGGGCGCGTACATGAACAGGTTGCGGAAGTTGCCCGGCCCCTTGGCGTTCTTCAGCGCCTCGCGCAGGTTGTCGACGTCGGCCTGGTCCTGGGCGGGGTCGGTCATGTAGAGGATGAAGCCGGCGTGGCTGCCGTTCTTGTAGTAGCGGCGGCGGAACAGGGTGGCGGATTCGTTGAGCCAGGTGGCATTGAGGGCGGAGAGGTATTCCGGCAGGCCGTAGATTTCTTGGTTGATGTCCGGCTCCATCAAGTGGAACACGCTGCCGGGGGTGAATTCGTGCTCGTCGCGCCAGCCGCGCACGAACCAGTAGCGGTCGATCTCCACCCCGCGGCGCACGTACTTGGCCAGCGCCGGGCGCAGCTGCAGCAGCTTGCCCGTGCGGCTGGTGACGCGCTCGGCGTAGGCGTTGCCGAAGATCTGGAAGTCCAGCACCAGGCGTGAGAAGTCCTGCCGGCTGAGCGCCGGGTGCGGGCGGTAGGTGGCCACCAGGATGTTGCGCTTGAGGTAGATCGGGCTGCTGTGGTGGACGGCGGCGCGGAAAGATCGCGCCAGGCCGTCCCAGCTCATGGGCGGCTCGTAGTACTTGCCGCCCACCTCCCAGCATTCGACGTAGTCCAGCAGCTCGCGGCGATCGAGCACGGCGACGGGGTCTCCGAAGGTGAAGACCTCGGCGCCTGCGCTGTGGGCGGCCACCGGCGCGGGGTTCTCGGCCTGGGGCTGGGTGCTGTAGTTGCGGCTGCGGCGGCGCTTTGCCATGTCAGTAGATCTCCATGATGCTGCGGTTCGTGTGGGTGGCGCCCTCCAGCGGCTCGTGGAGTAGCGCGTGCATGACGGCCCAGGCGATGTCGGCGTGGCTCACGTCCTCGGACCTGCCGGCCTGGTAGGTGACCTGTCGGCCGCTGGGGGTGATGGTCTTCTTGATGGCCATGAAGCTGGCGGCGATGTCGGTGCTGCCGGCGTCCCACTCCAGGCGGCCGTTACCGATCACGTCCAGGGCCTTGAGCACCATGCGGGTCTTGAGCTCGGGGTTGTAGTTGAAGCCCACCGCGTCCGGGCGGAACTGCTTGACCAGCTGAAACACCCCCACCCCGAGGCCGGTGGTGTCGATGCCGATGTAGGCCACGTTGAAGCGCTCGCAGGTCTTGCGGATGAACTCGGCCTGCGCGGCAAAGTCCGCGCCCTTGAACTGGTGGCGCTCCAGCACGCGGAACTTGCCGCCCTGCACGGCCGGCGGCGCCAGCACCACCAGCGCGGCGCTGTCTCCGGTGTTGCTGGGGTCGTAGCCCAGCCACACCGGGCGGGCGCCGAAGGGGCGCAGGGCGAAGGGCTTCCAGTCGTCCCACTGCTCCCACGAATCGACCATGCAGCGCA